TGTAATACCAGTAGTATCAAATGACAAATTAACAACAGCTTCAGCAGAAGTTGCCGATGATGGAATATAATTTAATTCTTTGGCATGCGAAACAACACTATCTCTTAATTGTGCGCTATCAAGAAAACTTTCAGCAGCAACCATATTAAGATAAAATGAATTTAAATATGTATTATACGAAAGAACGTCTAAAAGGACATTCATATTCGAACCAGTAAAATCATAATCTTGAAAAATAGTTTGTGACTGTAGATATGTTTGTAAACTAGATTTAAGAGTATCAAAATCAAGAGATGTTAAATTAAAAGAACTATTAGCCATGTTATCTTGCTCTCGATACAGTTAAATTGATATTTACTGGTGTTGTGCTATTTATAATAGAAAATATAATATCTACGATAAATGAATTTTTGTCGGGTGAAGGATATACAACAACATTTAATAAATTTGCTCTTGGTTCGAAATTTTGAATTGTTGTTTTTATATCATAAGTTAAATTTTGTGCGGTAATTTCATCAGCAAATTCAAAAAGAGAACCGTTTACGTTACCACCAACATTCGGTTGAAATAATCTTTCGTTATAATTTGTTAATACGAGATTAGTTATCGACTGACGAACTGAGTTCTCGTTAGTTACTTTTGCTAACTGATTATTAAATGGTACTCTATCAAAATTGTCTAAAAAATCCGAGAACAGAATCTGTTTCTTCTGTAATTGAGTAAATTTATCTGCTCTCGTAGTCCCAACCATTTTAAATCCTTTTATGGATATTTAGTTAAGTATTTGATGTTGATGTATTAGAAGTATCTGGTAGATTTGGATCTGTAACAACAGTAATACTTCCATCGTCTTCGATAATAGTTACAATTCCTGTTTGAACATCTACTTGAATAATTGACATGTTTTCCTCATTCGTAAAGTATGTTAACGGAGCCAGCATCAAAAGTATCAGTGCCACCAACTGTTGTAACTTGAATTGCAGTTAATTGTGCAGATAGTGGTACTGATCCAGTACTAATTCTAAATCCACCACCGTTAGATTCTCCAATAGAACCAGTCATAGCCCATGTATTTCCAGATAAATTAACAAAAGTTGCTATACCATTCATCAATGATGTTGCCGCAGGAGATATAAAAATTACAAATGCTGTTGTAAAATTAGTAGAAGAAGCACCAATAGCTGTTGCAATTCCAAGATAACCAGAAGTTGTATAAGTTGTGGAACCTGTTCCAAGCTGAACTATTATTGAGTTTGTTCCACTTGTTGAAACACCACTCAACATTACAGTAATTCTTTTCACCCAAGAAGGAATTGCTGTAAATTGAATTGCAGTTCCAGAAGTAGATGCAACTGCAGTTGCAGAAGTAATTAAACTACTTCCTAGAGTTTTATTTGTAAGTATCTGAGCATCAGTTGTGCCTACACCCGTGCTACCCGATGGCAGTGTAATACCGTTTGTACCATCAATCGTTATTGCCATTTATTTTCTCTCATTCGTAAAGGATGTTGACGGAGCCAGCAGTAAAAGTACTTGTGCTACCCACTGATGTAAGTATAACTTGAGTTAATGTAGAACCCAATGCAATTGATCCAGAACTCGTAGTCATTCCATTCGTTCCGTTAAATAAACCAACACCTGTTGCTATCCAAGTATTTCCTGTCAAAAGAGTAAATACCATTGTTCCAGTGTATGTAGTACCAGAACCAGTATTTTGACCAATTGGGAAACCTGTTGTTAACGCTCCAGTAGCACCAGAACCTGCGCCATTATATTGTGTCGAAGCAGCCGTGTATCCTGTTGTAGTTGCTCCACCGCTGGTTCCTAATTGGAATTGGATAACATTCGAACCGTTTGTTGTTATACCACTATACATAAGAGTAATACGTTTTACCCAACTTGGAATCGAACCAAATGTAATTGTAGTTCCAGATGTGGTTGCTTGCACCGTCGCAGATACGATATTCGTAGACACACCCTGCACCGCAGCCGTGCCTGTACCAGCTGGAATAGTAACAGTGTTAGTACCATTTTGTTGAAACTGAATTACACCAGAGTTATCAGATGTTACCTGAAGACCAGATGCCGTAGTTGCGTTTATTGTGACTGCCATTTATTTTCTCTCATTCGTAAAGGATGTTGACAGAGCCAGTAGAAAATACCGCAGATCCACCGGTAGTTCCAATTTGCAAACGATCTACAGTACCAGACATTGTGACTGACCCGCCACCGACATAGCCTGAGCCAGCACTAGAGTAAAACATAAAGGATGCGGTCCAAATATTGTTACCCAAGTAGCTGAGAATAAATTGACCAGAAAGTCCTAAATTCGCAGCAGCTGCAAAAGATAAAGGAAATTGTGTTGTTGAAGTTAATGCCGAACTATTGTTCAACTGAGATACCAATGCGGTATATCCAGATGATTGAATTGAACCACTACCAAGCTGCAAAATAGGCTGAGATGACGTTGAACCTGTGCTAAGGTTGGATAAACACGCCGTAATACGTTTTGCCCATGAGGGAATACCTGTGAATAAAACTGCCGTTCCTGAGGATGGGCTTTGAACAGTTCCGCTGACAATATTCGTAGAAACATTTTGTGCTGTAATAGTACCAGTACCTACTGGAAGATAAAGAGTACTAGAGCCAGCAGTAGCATTAGCCTGAAGGATTACCGAACCGCTAGTGTCGCCATTGATTGTTATTGAACTCATAATACCACCCACTTACTACCTGAAGGAATTGTTACCACAACACCACTATTTATTGTTAATGGACCAACTGACATTGCAGATTTACCAGTCGTAATTGTATAACTAGAAGTTAATGTTTTACTGTTTTCGTGAAATACACCACCGACTGAAACAACTACAGAGTTAACAACAGTATTTACAGTTGAGTTACCGAAAGAAATATTGTTACTGAATAGATATTGCGCCGCTGTATTTACACCTGCAGATGCCGTACCCCAGTAAGGCGAACCAGTAACACCGTTTGAAATAAGAACTTGACCAGATGTACCAACTGAAGCATTGGCAGAAAATGGCGTTGTGATAGTTAGCTGTGTAGTATTAGCTATAAAGGTAGTACCGACTGTGTGTGAAGCAGCATTTATAGCAGCCGATGGCGCATTAAGTAATGTACCTTGAATATATGCGTTACCATTAACTGATAACTTATCTACAGGAGTGGTGTTGCCGATACCCAAGTTGCCGTTAGAAGCTAAACGCATTGTTTCTGGAACTGCAACACCGTTTAACGTAGAACTACCGGTACCAAATGTTATGCCGCTGTCATTGTAGCTCGTTCCAGTCCCGCCGTTGAACTGAATAAATGCCATCCAAGTAGCGTCTATCTTTTGCTGCAGTCTGGTACCAGCACCGTCCCAACCGGTGTTTGCTATCATTCTAGTATTAGTAATTTCTAGAGAGTCAGCATTACCATCTGTACTTCCATACCTCTGATAAAAAATCTGACTGTTGGCGGTAGCACCAAGAGCACCACCGCTGTTACCCATGTCTATCTTAAACGAAGGAGTACTATAACCGCTAACACCGATATTACCGTTTGATACGAAATATGCAGCCGTACCGATGGTAGCTGTATTGGTCGAGACTACTAGTGAAGCTGTGTTAGTCATTGTCGAGTTGGCGGTGAATGCAGTCCCTACCGCATAAGATGCAGCATTAACAACACCAGTATGGTATACGCCTAACGTATTCGCGATAAAAGAAGTAGAAACAGTATACGATGCTGCGTTAATAGTACCAACAGCATAAACGCCACCGTTAGCGGCTAGTGTCATCGATGTTGTTGCGTTGGCTTGAAAAACGAGAGAACTTCCAGAGCCACTAGCTGCTACTATTGCGGTTAAAGTATTTGCACTAAAAAGAGCTAATTGAGATGATTGTGCAGAATCTGTTATTTGGAAAATACCAGCCGTAGTATCAGTTCCACCACCAGCATATGCTCTATAACTAAAATTTCCTGAACCTGTTCTTGCAGCAACACCACTAGAATTAATAGTTACGTTGCCTGATCCAACAGTAACTGATGTATCAATAGTTGCTGTTCCATAAATTCTAGTACCACTTTGTAAATTTGCCATATAAATTTTCCTAATTAATAGTTATTTATGTTGGTTTTGTAACTTCATCAAATATGCCAGAAATTCGTAAAGTTCCATTTGCAAAAAGTTTTTGGGCTAACCCAGCAGTAATTGGATTTATCGTAACTTCATCAAATATTCCTGTATTGGCAATTAAAAATGTACCATTACTATATGTTCTAGTAGCTACACCCGTTAAACCAGTTACTTCATCAAATGTTCCAACAGTATAAAAATTACCAGATGAATTTAATCTTGTTACGTATGTTGGTGGTGTGTAGGTAATAACAATGATACCCGCACCAGCAGCACCACTAGTATCGCCATTCTGGTTTCCTTGACCACCACCATATTTTCCGCCAGAACCCGTTGTTGTATTAGGACCATTAGTAGAAGTACCCGCACCAGAACCACCTCCTGGACCTGCAACTGCAGTAAATGTTGCAGTATGTGTACCAGATTGTGTACCAGTTGTATTAATAGCTGTTCCATTAAGAGTGGCAGCTATATTAAATGTGGTAGTAGAGGTAACGCCACCAGAAAAAATAGCAAGAACGTAATAAGTTGTACCAGCTGTAATACCTGTTGGAAGTGCACCAGTAGTAGAAAATACAACAGGTGTTCCAGATTGAGGAGCAGTAGCAACAGTAAATACGCCTGGATTAGCAATACTAATAGTAACAGTTTGGGAAGTAGTGCTGGTTGCAGTCCAGTAAACACCTACGCCACCTTCTCCGCCTCTATAGTTTCCTCCACCTGCTCCGCCGCCACCACCACCGCCACCTGCTCCTGTACCTCCTGGCGAATTAAAACCACTACCAGCAGAACCAGTCGGCGTTCCACCTCCTGTACCACCTACGCTAGCACTACCATTAGTACCACCATTACCGCCACCGCCACCGCCACCAGTACCGTTATTTGATGGACCACCAGTACCACCAGCTCCATTTGGTCCTGCAGCGCCACCACCGCCACCGCCACCGCCATTTACACCACCAGTGCCTCCATTACCACCACTAAAAGCAGCAGCTGAAGGAATAGAAGCAGATGCTTGTCCACCTAAACCACCTGTAGTATTAGAACTAAAAGAACCGCCTTTTGCAAGTAATCCAGTTGCAGAAGATGATGGCGCAGAAGCAGCTGCTGTATTAAACCAAGTATCTCCGCCATTAGCTGTAGGGGTTGCAGCACCCGTACCAACACTAATATTAACTACTTGTCCTGGAGTTAAAGAAAAATTACTTAATTTAGTATATGCACCACCGCCACCACCTGCACCGCCAGCTGGCCAAGCAGAACCCGATCCACCGCCACCACCGATGGCTTCAATAGTATTATTACTAGATGAAAAATCAGAAGGAACAGTCCATGTTGATCCACTAGCAGTAGTAAGAATTATAACTTTAGTTGCCATTATCCAAATACCGTATCGAGACTACCAGTTGATGCATTATAATATGTATACGCCTGATTGGCACCAGCTGAGTTAGCATAACCGATACGACCTGCAGTATACACGTTACCGTTTGCAGCTATACCACCATATGAAATAATAGCACCAGCGATAGCATTAGGAGAAGCGTTGGTGCTAGTAAATAATGTTTGGTTAGCAGAAAATGTTTGAGTATTCGTCCAGCTATATTGAGCGGCAGTATTAATTGTTACTGTTACAGATGCCCAGTATGCATTACTTGTTCCGTTAGAAGTAAGAACTTGTCCTACAGTACCGTTCGAACCTGCAAGAAAAATTGCAGAGTTAACATAAAGAGCAGTATTGTTCGCAACAAATGTGCCGCCAGTTGTAAGATGAGATATCGAACTTACTACGTTGGTTGTGAAAATACCATTATTGTTAGCAGTGACTACAGCACCGATTGTATATGAAGCTGCATTTACAGTACCAGTAGTATAAACACCTAAAGTGTTTGCAATAAACGAACTGCCGATTGTATATGAAGTAGAATTAATTGTAGAAGCATTAACTGTACCAGTGGTGTACATACCCGATAAGTTAGCGATTAATACGCTTGCAGTAGCGTTACTAATCGCAACAGAAACTGCAGTTATTGTTACGTTTCCTGCAGAGTTTGCTACTGAAATAGTTCCAGTAGTTTGGGTAGTGCTACTATTACCAATTGTAAATGCGCCAGTATTCGCCAATGTAATTGTTGGTGAAGTACTCGTATTACCAGTCCATAAAAGATTAGTAGAATTGAATACCGCATTAGCACCTGAATAATGATTAGCAGCATTAGCATTACCAGTCGTTGTAAACGCAGAAGCATTAACGATACCAGTCGCAAGTATACTTGTTGCTCCAGCAGTTATCTGTACGTTACCAGCAGAGTTAGCTACTGTTATAGAACCAGTAGTTTGAGTAGTACTACTATTACCAATACTAAATGCGCCAGTATTTGCTAATGTAATTGTTGGAGAAGTACTCGTGTTACCAGTCCATAATATACTAGCACTATTAACAATTAAGTTAGAACCAGAATAAAAATTAACAGCATTAGCATTACCAGTCGTTGTAAATGATGCAGCGTTTACGGTACCAGTAGTGTAGACGCCAGTAGCATTGGCAACAAATGCAGTACCTACAGTATAAGATGTAGCATTTATTACGTTATTAGCAGCACTCATAACTACGTTACCGTTAAAAGTAACTACGTTGCTGAACGATTGAGTATTAGTCCAAGCATACTGGGCAGCAGTATTAACGGAAGCTGCTGCACTTATAGTCGACCAGTATACGTTACTGGCGCCATTTGATGTAAGAACTTGTCCAACTGTTCCTTGTGAACCAGCAGAATCAATAATAGAAATACCAGTAGAAATTTTTAAATTGCCACCTAGATATGTTGTTCCGTTAATTGATAATTTGTCTCCTGGAGCAGTATTTCCAATACCTACGTTACCGGATCCGGCATCTAATCTAAAACCTTCTATTTCAGCACCACCACCAGAAACCATATAATATAATTGTACAAGATTACCTTTTAATCTTAAATTGTTCCAGCCAGTTCCAGGAGTTACTGAAATAATTTCTCCATAACCACCAGCACTGTTCCAACCTATACCAAGAGCTGGTGTTGTTGTTCCAAGAGTTGGTGGTCCGAATACAGCATAAGTTTTATCCCATGCAGTGCCTCCGCCAGTCGAATCATTCATACCGACTTGTAATGCTGCAATTCTATTTGTAGAATTTACATAAACAGATGTACCAGTAATTATATTTTTAACAAAAGTACCAGAATCATTCGCAACAAAAAAGTTAGATGATGTAGTATTACTGAATGAAATAGAGGTTGGTGTTAAAGTAACATTTCCTGACGTATTAACAACACCTTGAGATGAAACATTAATGTAACTATAAAAACTGCTATTACCAGTAAAGAAAACAGTAGAATTAGTTTGCGTATTAACAGTAGAATTACCAATCGAAATTAAAGTTGGAGTAATTGTTGTAGAGTTAACAATTGTATTGTTGTCTGATAATGTAAAGGTATTTGCAGTAAGTAATGAATTGAATCCATTAGTATCTGCTAATGATATTCCGTTAGCAGCTACTGATTGGTAATTTCCAATATTATCAATAAAATTAATAGAATTGCTGTATACGTTTGTTGTTGAATAAAATGACAAACCTCCAGTAAAACTATAATTTTGTGTTGTGTCTAATCCAGGAACATTTCCCCAATAAGTATTTGTTCCAGTACTGATTAATATACTTCCACTATTACCATACGAACCATTTGCAATTAAACCGCCAGTTACAGTAACGTCACCGCCAAAAGTAGCATTATTAGAATTAATTGTTGTGACGATACTATTAGAAGAAATAACAAGATTACTTTGGTTCATACTGATGTTTGCAATTTCAGTACCAATAACAAGATTAGAACCGTAAACAGTAACCTGCCCAGCTTGCATTAAAGTATATTTTGAAGTACCGCCACCTAATCTAAAAACTGAACTGTTAACAAAAAATGCATTTTGTGTTGGATCTACTAATCCATTAACTGAAGTTCCAACTGTAATTTGACTTGGCTGTAATTGTAGAGCACTCGTTAATCCAGAAATTGCTAATGATGAAGAGTTAGCAAACATATTAGCAGTACTGTTACCAGTATAAATCGTAGAAGGTGTTACCCTAACAGCTGTTGAAGAATTAGCAACTTCCATGTAAATAGAATTATAAGCTGAAACTGTACCAGAAGTTGCAGTAGTTGAAGCTATCGAATATTTTACAACAGAAGATGTAGGATAACTGATAGGTCTATCGGTAACCCAAGACACTGAACTTGAAACTGATTTAGGCGAACCTAATGATCCAGCCGCTAAAGTAAAAGCTATATCAGTACTACTTGGAGCAATATCAAAAGTATTAGCAGTTGGAACTGCATTACTAACTAAAGTACCAGTATATGGTCCTCTCGTTATTGTTGTATTTAAAGTCATTCCGGAAACAGAGCCAGCAAAAGCAACATATCCAGAAATTATTCCAGATAAATTTGATCCTAAATTATTAAGACTGTTGCCGACAGTAAATGTAGCAGATGCTCCAGTGCCCGAAGTATTAGTAATTATTACCCAACCGCCCAGCGAACCTCCTATAGATCCTGCTGGAATATTCGTTCCTGTAGTAGTATAAATTCCAGGTTCTGCTTTTAAAAACACCCATTGTCCTGTCGTAAATGGATGATATTGTGCTGATATTACAAATGCATTTCCAGTAATTGTCGTTGAGCTAACAGTCTGGGATTGGTTAACGACCCAGTTATTTCCACTACCACTTACAATATAAGTACCGTTTAATACGTTTGAACCAGTAAGATATTGACCGATCGCAATCGTGCCTGTTGGACTTCCAGTAACTGTAAGAGCGGTTCCGGAAATAGAAGCAGTAAACGAAGAAGTTGTTAATGCCCAAGTTGAACCATATATTGTACTTGTGCCGCTAACGAAAGAAGTTCCCTGAAAAAGATATTTCCATCTTGGTAGAGAAATCGTACCTGCGGCTGTAGTTAATGCTGCTGGAGTATAAGGTGTACCAACTACAGAATTTAAATTAAATAAAACAAAAGTATTACTAGAAGCAGATGCTCCAGTATAAGGAAATTGTCTTTGTCCACTAAAATCTGAACTACTTCCAGCTGTCGGTAATGATGCTGTACCTAAACTTAAATTTGCTGCTAATTGTACGTAAGCATTTGCACCAGTTCCTGTTACAGCAGCAGTTGTATAATATGAATAACCACCAGTAGTTGGAAGTGTAATATTAAAAGAGTTTGGTGTCGATGTAGGAACTGATGCAATACTAAAAATTTTATTATTCAACAAATAAACTAACGAAACACTACTCATAGTTATTGGAGTGTATCTAGTAATTGTTGTAGATCCGACAGCCGATCCAGGTTTTGGTAATACGTTGTATGTACCAGCACCACCAGTGCCAGTTCCTAATGAAGCGATGTATGTTCCCTGTGGTACGTTCGTTCCAGAAAGATATTGTCCAACAGCAATACCAGTTGGCGAACCCGTAACCGTCATAATACCAGTAGTTGCGATAGATGCAGTAAATGTACCACCGACTGCAACAGTTGATGATGCACTAAGATTATAAGTATTAGGAGATGATCCTGCTCCAGTAATATAAGTTCCGGAAGTAACACCACTTCCACTTATAACTTGACCAGCCGCAAATGTAACTCCTGTAGGAACAGAATTTACTGTAAGAACCGTTCCGGAAATAGTACCGCCAAACGAAAATGCCGTAGTATTAATCGCCCCAGAAGTAACGCCATTAAATTGAATATAAGAACCAACATCAAGATTATGTGCCGTTGGCATTGCTACTGTAAGAGTTGCAGAAAGAGCCGTTGGCGCAGTACCAATAGATTTAAATGATGATACTGAAGCAGAATAAACATTAGTTGAAGATGAAGATAAAGTTACAGCTTGTGCGCCAGTAAAAAGATAAGGACTCGATAAAGAAAAATATGCATTTGGAGAACCAGAAAATGGATCAAACGACATACCCGTTACAGATATACTTGCTGTATCTGTAAATGAAGGTATATTTACATACATACCATTAGATAGACCATGAACGGTTGTTGTGTTAAAATGTAAATTACTTGCGCCACCAGTAGTCCAATATGAAGAAATAGTATTCGTAATCGATGGAAAATTAGCATAAGTTAAAGTGTTACTATTAGGAGTAGAAGTTACTGTATAAGAACCATTATATGTTAAAGGTGCATAATTTGGATCAACAGGAATACCAGAAACAGCTATTGGATCTGATGTATTAAATCCATGAGGACTTGTTGTAATAATAGTAGCTACGCCAGATGTTCTTTGAACAGAGGCAATATTAGCAGCAAAAGGAGTATAAATTGTAAAACCGTTAGCCGCTACTATACCCGAAACTTCATAAGTATTATTAAATTTTGCCGCAGCTCCAGGTAAACTCGATAATGTTACATACTGACCTTTTGTTGGCGCAACGAAATTAGTATTCGTTGTCGTATAAATTGTTAAATTAGAACCATCATACGAATAAGTATTAACTGTTAATGATTGCGAAAAAGCATTAAGATTAAACTGCGCATTAGCGATACTATTACCACTGAAAATAATTTTCGGTGACATCTGAGAATTGCTAACCGAATTACTTACAGAAATAAATATAGAATTTATAACAGAATTTATACTGCTATTACCAGCGAACAAACCAATAGCATTAATAGAGCTATTAACACTGCTATTACCGACACTGATACCTTGGTCAATCGTTACATTAGTTGCATTTAAAGAAGTTGCCGTTATAGTACAAGCAGTTAATGAAGATTGAGATGCACCAATAGCAATAAGAGCACTACCATTCGAAGAGTACAAAATTCCATCGGTTAAGTTAATTGCTAACTCACCTGGATTTATATATTGTCCATTACTAGAACTTGTGGTGTTTGGTTGTCTACCAGCCACCGTAGTTCTTTTAATTTGTAATATTGTATTAGCCATATGGCATCCTCTTTAACGGTATATACCGAGGTATCAATTTAATGTATTTATTAGAAAGTTCCGCCGTCTAAATTAATTGGCGAAGTAAATATAAGATTTGCAGTATAAAGAGCAGCTGTATATGTTACGTTTGAATTGAATATTGTATTGGTTCCACCAAATGTATTATTTCCAGTATAAGTTGTGTTATTAGAAGTATATGCATTTACAGCATTAGAATAAGCAGTTGTTGCATTAGAAGTAACAGAACCTGTGGTTGCATAATTACTAAGATTAGATGATAACTGCGCATTAGAAACTACGTTAGCTGCAGATACAGTTCCAACGAAAGATGTATTATTCGCAGTACCACTAAATGCTGTAGAATTAATTACTACACTAACTGATGTATTACCAATGAAAATATTAGAAGAAGAAATATTAGCATATGCTATACTATTACCAAGTTGAATTAGTGAAGTGTTTACATATAAAAGATTAGCAGTAGTAGCAAACGCAGCACCTTGAGGAGCATAAACTGGATAACCTCCAGGACCATTATTAAGAGGACCTCCAATTGTAATAGCAGGTCCATATTGAGTACTACCGCCACCTCCGCCAAGAAGATTTGGAGAAATAGATATATTAAGAGTTGCATTACCAGTAAATATATGATCTGAGTACATAGCCGAGTTTACGCTACTATTACCAACAGATATATCATTATTTACAGATACATGGTTAGCCGATAAACTATTCGTAGTAATAGAATTTGCAACAATATTACCTACAGCAGAATCACTAGCCCAGTAAACACCAGTACCATTAGAAGCTAGTACTGTACCATTAGCACCAAATGCACCGTTTGCGATAATTTGTTTAAGAGTAATCGAACTTGAGTTTATGCTTAATGTATTGCTACCAAAAGTAACAGCAATATTACTTGTAAATGTTGCTCCAGAAAGTAATGCATAATTACTAAGATTAGATGATAACTGCGCATTAGAAACTACGTTAGCTGCTGTAACAGACCCAACGTATAATGTATTATTTGATGTTTGACTGTAATTCGTGGTGTTGATTATAGCATAAACAGAAGTATTGCCAATGTTTATAGTATTAGCCCAAAAATTTGCGATATGAAAAGAAGGATCTGTTGTTACAATATTTATAGCTTGGTCTGGTTCTGGAGTATAATTATCAAATACTTTCCAGTAACCGTCCGCATAATCTCTCATTATACCAGAATGGTGATAAGATCCATCATTATAACCACCAACGATACCAAGATCTGGATTTATTCCTGATTTATAAGATGCAGTACCATTTGATGTAAATGTACCAGTAAATGTATTCGAAACTTGAAATGTAGAAGAATTTGCGAATAATACAGGAACATAATTTGCATTATTGAAACCAGAAGGTACAATTCCTGTTATAGAAACGACACCTAAATTACTAAAAGCATTAAGTGCAGTATACGTAATAACAGAACCGTTACCAGAAGCATTAGTAACTGTTGCAGTGGCAGGTTCATTAAGGTACAACATATTATCCACTGTCGTAAAGTTAGCTGCATTAACAGTAACAGTTGTACCATAAACATTTAAATTTCCAGAAATAGTTACGTTTCTTCCAACATTAAGATCATATGTTGTTTGTATATTATTTGCTGTGACATTGCCTGTAAATGTTGCTCCAGTAAGAGCTGCATAATTTGTGAGGTTAGAAGACAGTTGACCATTAGAAACTACGTTAGCTGCAGATACAGAACCAACGAATAACGTATTATTAGCAGTTAAAGTAGCTACGTTAGCAGACAAACCAGCTGTTGTTTGGTAGTTAGCTAAGTTGTTATTTAAATTTGTAGCAGTAACATAATTACTCAAGTTGCTTGATAACTGGGCATTTGATACAACATTAGCTGCAGATACAGAACCAACAAAATTTGTATTATTTGAAGTTAAAGTAGCTACGTTAGCAGATAACCCAGCAGTAGTTTGATAATTACTCAAGTTGCTTGATAACTGGGCATTTGATACGACATTAGCTGCAGATACAGAACCAACAAAATTTGTATTATTTGAAGTTAGTGTAGCTACATTTGCCGACAAACCAGCTGTGGTTTGGTAGTTAGTTAAGTTAGATGATAGCTGGGAATTACTTACTACGTTAGCCGCAGATACAGAACCAACAAAATTTGTATTATTTGCAGTTAAAGTAGCTACGTTAGCAGATAACCCAGCAGTAGTTTGATAGTTGGCAAGATTAGCAACTAATTGAGCATTCGATACGACATTAGCTGCAGATACAGAACCAACGAAAGATGTATTATTTGAAGTTAGTGTAGCTACGTTAGCAGATAAACCAGCAGTAGTTTGATAGTTAGCTAAATTGTTAGTTAAATTTGTAGCAGTAACGTAATTGGCAAGATTAGCAATTAACTGTGCATTACTTACTACGTTAGCAGCTGGTAGACCACCAATATATAATGAATTATTAGCAGTACCATTAATCGTTGAATTAAATGTAATTGTGTTAGTAAATGTTTGGGTATTCGACCAAATATACTGTGCGGAAGTATTTACGCCAACAGCACCTAATGATTGCCATATTACTGCGCTTCCATTCGTTGATAGAACTTGACCATTAGTACCAGCTGAATTACTTGAGTCAAGGAAATAAGAATTAACAATAAGATTAGAAGCAAACGTAATAACATTCGTAAAGGTATATTGTTGTGATGTGTTTACACTACCTCCACCACCGCCATTAGCAACTATTGCGAAGTTACTGTTTAGATCATTAGCTGTAAGTGTTTGTCCTTGGATGAATATATGTAAATTTGCCATTAACCTATAATTCCTCCAACAGTCCCAGAATCAAGAGCGATTGCATTGCTCGGTGATTCTAGTGGAGCTAGTGTGTCGGCACTACCTGTTATTATTATAGCACCACAATAACATATACTACCTGTAACTGCAGTAACAGAATCTTCACAGTAAAAATTTCCAGAGCCATTAATAATCGGAGTAACGCCATGACCAGGAATTGGGCAACTATGAAGATCCCCAGCACGTGCTACGAGAATACCATCTACGTATGTTCTAGCAGCAGATGATATTACTACACCACCATGGTCACTTATATCTCCAATTCTTACTACGTTTGCCATATTAGTCCTTATTCATTAACTCTGACAGTGGTAGAATCGATTACAATCAATTGACTTGTCATATTAATGATAGAACTTCCAATAGTCAAAACGATACTTGATGGATTGATAACAATACTTGATTTACCTACTTTTAATGTTATTGAAGTATCACTATCAATTAGAATATCACTTGCATCTTTTAATCTAAATTTGCCAATATCGATTTGGAAATCAACATTACCGCTTTGGTTATTTAGAGCCCATTCGCCATTAACTATATCAGAACGATTGCCAGTAACTTGTTGTACGCTATCGCCTAAAATATTTTCATGAATATCGCCAACACGATCAGCTACAAGGTTTCCGTCGATTGTATTAAAAACGTCACCACTAGAATGATGGTATTGAGTATCGGCTGTACCGAATACTTGATGACCCGATGAACCGTGATAATCATCCCCAGCAACTTCAGCACTACGACCACTATCATAGTTTTGTCTAGACACACCACTGATTTTTACGTCATGGTTTCCATCAACTGTAGTAGAAGCACCGTTGCCACTATACGACCAAGTTCCATTAGCAACTGCTTCAACTTTAGATCCGTCGGCAGCATGACCATAATAAGAACCTGAAGGTTGTATTTCGAAATATGCTTCATTTCCAGGCTGGATGCTTTTTAATGTTTGACCACCACCTGCATCTTGTGTTACATGAAGATAAGGATAGGTTCCTTGCCATGGTAACTTTGGATGTTTTAAATTATAATCTGTATCTTGTGTAGGTAACATATTATCTGCCATTTTAAATTTTCGTTACAGTTGGTTCGTGAACAGTAGCACTAGGAACAAATGTTAAATTATATTTTTGACCTGTATCTGGTGAAGTTATTGTTTCATTTATAATTCCACTTCCGCCAGCAAGCTGATCATTATATGATTTTTTTAACGCGAGATATTTACAACCATGAATTAATTCGGCATCAGCTTGGTCTGGTGTAGGAGTAAGAGCTGCTTGCATACTTTTCTTTTTCTTTTGAAGATTTGCTTGATTTTGAGTAAATACATTCATTGTATTCTGAACAGAACCATTTAAAACTGATTGGGGTAAATGATTTTGTATAGTGCTGTTAATCGCTCCGCCAAGATTACCGCCAAGTAAACTTTTTGCTAATCCAAGCATTGATCCAACATTAACACCAACTCCAAGAATTTTTGTTAAACTATCGGCATTCATTCCAGTTAAACCGCCTGTTAATAATCCACCAAGAATTAAAGGATTTAATCCAGCACCTATATTAAAATGAGGTAAAAAAGCAGCCGTCATTGATAATATAGAATTTCCCTGTACATGTTCTTGTGCAGATGCGTAATTAGGTTGACCATTTCTTAATGTATAAACAAAATCACCACTTGGACCTTTCCATTGAATATATCCTGGAAATGGATCACTAACAGCTGCATAATATTGCTGTATGTAAAGATTAGGTACTGTTTTAACAATAAGATTTGCTGGTGGTCTAGGTGTATTTGTGCCAATAATATTTGATTTTGGAGGTTTATAAGCTGAAGTAGTTCCATTATTATTTACTGCACTAGATATTGCTAAATTTATACCAATGCTTAATGCCTTTCCTAATATTGGACCAAGATTAGCTCCTCCAATAGAACCAAGAATAGAACTTATAGTATTTGTAAAACCAAATTGATTTGCTAAATTTCCAATCACACTACCAAGAATATTTCCCATCATATTAGTTTGACCAAGTGGGCTAGACATAGATATTATATTACGAATATCTGAAAAATTAGAAACCATATTTGGTAACGAAGCACTTAAACTTTGTGGATCAACTTGTTTAATTGTATCAAGAACATGTTGGCCAGCTGAAGTACTTGCTACTGTTGGCGTTGATGGTTGTTTGAAAATTGTATCAAGGACAGTTCTAGTTTCAACGCCATCTTTACTCGTTAATTTCGATGGATCTTTTTTACCTTCATTAATTTCAGTAATCAACATACGACCAGCATTAAGAATACTAAACGGATTTATAAACGGTGGAGGACTATGATTTTGAGCTGCTGCTGGAATACTACCGAATGAAGTATTAACTTTCGGAATACCATCAGAAGTTGTTCCGTCAATAAAATTACCAGCTTTGCCGACAGAACCAGTAATAATTGGCTGCTGTTGATCTTTATCGTTCCAGTAACCTTTTACTATAGAACCTTTTACTAATCCTAATGGTGCTGTTCCTATTTTACCAAATGCTGCAGAAGTAACAGGTTGATGCACTAATGCCCAAGGTAAATCCGCATCCGGAATATTACTTACATCATCATGTTGACCAAATACACGTATCTGAACACGACCCGACTGATCAGGATCATATACATTTACGACTTTTGCAGTAAATTCGCCAGCGTATGTTTGTCCTAAATTTCTTTCGGTCATTTTACACCATTTTCTAAATTACCCTTAATACATTCAACAACACATGTATATCTTGGTCTTTCTCCAAGCATACCTATGTCATGATGTATTCTTGATATTAAAAAATTACCATCTAACATTTCATCATCTTCTCTTGGTCCGGTCGTTCCTATTTTCTTTGGTAAGTTAATTTTAATAACAGAACCTGGAGTTAAATTGAAATTACCATATACTCTCATCTTTAAACTATTTTGTAAAAGAGTCGATAGATACGATTGTAAATCTGCCGTATTATCAGGAATATGAGTATTGGCTCTTTGAGAAGTATCAGCTGGAATTAATGACTGTGGTGGAATTTTTGATGTAAGATATTTTTGTCTAAAGGAAGAAGAATCATATGAACCTTTACCCCCAGTAGTATATTTTGTTGAATCGGTAACAATATCTTTTTGAACATATGACTGTGTTCTATATTCGAATTGACTAACACGTCTAGTACCGCCAAATTTAATTCTATCAACCGTATTAAAAACTTTAGGAATTTCTAAAGAGATAATATTATCTTCAGGTTTATTATAGATGCTACTATTAATAGAATCGCTTTGAGTAAATGTTTTTACCGGAGAACTTTTAAATAATTTTTCTATTGTAGAAAATGTATATGATTGTTTACCTTTATCTCTAGTTTCAAAATAAACATAAAGTGATGATTTATTTTGATCAGAAATAGACCTTTTTCTCAACATTTCAATTGCTTTGAATGGGTCGTGATGCGGGATAACAATATTTTGATTACCTTTAGTATTTTCTACTGTAATCGGTTTTGTACTTTTTAAATAATTTTTATGAATGTCTTTAATAGCATCCGATAACAATCCCTTATAACTTTTTTGAACAAAATTTGTTTTCGCATGCAACGCTTCTTCAGAAACGCATTTCAAAGTATACATTTTTGAATTAAGGGATTGTGTTGCCATGTTTGCATCTTCTAAAGTATATAATGCGAACTTAAATTCACTAGATGTACCATCGGGCATTTGAATTTGTAAATCAACGGTTTCATCGCCTACAATTTTTAACTGACCTATTTGATCATCCATATCTAATACTTTTATGTAAGCAATAGTTCCTGGATGAAAAATTGTTTCAAAAATTGATGCTGAAGAAAACGCATAACCTAAATCTAATGATCCTCTAGGCGAGGATAATTTAAATGAAGTTATTGCTATATCACCTGGAACGAAATTATCAACCATTTAATATCTTTGTCAACTGTTTAGAAATTGGAAGAGCTATTGATTTGTTTATCAAATTTATAGATTTATTTGCTTCGTTTAAATCATTTTCATAATCATATATGTAAACTGGATCCCAATAACTTGCTTCTATAGCTGGAATATTATTAGCCACAGAAGCAACTGCTGTAAATGCTACATTACTTAAACTTGCATTACCGAATAGATAACTACTACCAGTAATTATAACAGTACTATTTGGATAAAGAGTTCCAGAAACATTATTAATTAATACTGATGTACTATTAGATGTTACAACCTGCCCTTTACCTGTATGACTAGTATCAAAATTAATCGTTACGATTTCACCTTCTATAAATTTCGAAACGCCATTAGCATAAACTCCATTCGCGCTATAATTTATAATTGAATTGGTATTAATTGTAGTATCGATTTGTATTCTAGAATAACTGAAAATATTACCTTGATTATCGTAATACGGTTGATAGAATTTATAAAGACTCGGGTCTAATGCATTATAATTCGAAACACTAATTGTTCCAGGACTATTATACCAATTATTTCTATAAAACATAACACTATTTTGTAATACAGGAATAGAAGTATTATATTTTGTTGTTAAATGTTTATTAAAATCTGAAGAAGAAAGATACCACTGATAGTATGGATCGATAATACCATTAGTAAGATACATCAACCAACTTATATATTGATCAGAATAATAATGATCTGCAATTTGATCTGGTCTTTGACCTTGAACAACATCAAAAGCATAATATAAATTAGGTGAATTCTTTGGCGTATTATATACTATTGCTCGTTCCATAATATTGATTACGGTGGTGTTCGCATAATTTATAATGGGAAATTTTACAAAATATCTTTCAGCCATTTTTTTATTTACCTATTATTTTGACTATTAAAACCCAGCTCTTGCGGCTTGTGAAATAGGTGCAGGAGCTGATGGTTGAATTGAACTAGATGTAGGACTAGGTGCAGAAACAGATTGATCTAAATTAGTAGAATTTGGCGAAAGAATATTATCTCTCAACCAATATTCGATTTCTTGTAGATCAACTCTAAAATCAATTATTGTTGGTGCATTTGTTCCATGGAAAAAAGAAGGAACGCCACCACCAGCATAATTAACACTTATATTTGTAATAGCGCATGGTTTAAATTGGTAAAGGTAATAGCTTGGTGTTAATGTAATCAAAGCTAAATTTGGGTAGGATAAAAATACACCTTTAGTTCCAGGCTGTAGTGCTGGCAAAGCATTTATTTTAAATGTTTGAATAATTGCTACTATAGCATTTGATTCTTGTGGCGTTCTTGGTGCAAATCTCCAACTAAAAGAATGCGTTTTAAAAGTCGGTGATTTGAATAACATAGTTAAAAATGGATTTTGAGCAAGACCAAGTAATTGGTAACCTTGATCTGTTAAATTACCACTTATTCCTAGAGCATTAGTTATTTTATTTGTTGCTAAATCTACAAGATTAACGGCTGCGCCAGCTAATCCACCAATAGCTGCAGATTTTACTACACTTGCTAGACTAGCATTACCGCCACCTTGTTGATATTCTTGTAGCCCATTTTCAATTGCTGCACCGACAACAGGATCAGAGCTGGTTCCTTCCCAAGTAATACTTTGGCTGTCTAACAAATTTACAGGAATAGGAAGTTGTACGCCACCAACTCTTGGAAATGATGGTTGATCTAATATAGAACGTCTTTGATATTTTACGAATTGAAAATTGATATTGTAATTTTGTGGAAGATCCATAGGATATCTCATTTGCTGACCGCCAGCAAACGCAGCTGGAGATCCAGGAGGAGCGTTAAATACAGAGCTTACAAAATTTGTAACACCAGCCGCAGCATCTCCTATAACATTTTCACCGTTATAAACTAAAGCACTTGCAGCCATCGAAAGTAAAGACATATGAATTTCCTATAAATACTTTATTATTATTTAGTGAGAATTTGTATGGCTTACAAAGGCACATTTCGTCCAAAAAAACCAAATAAATATGATGGAAATCCATCAAACATTATTTATCGATCTAGATGGGAATTAGTATGTATGATGCGTTTTGATGATGACCCAAACGTAATTAAATGGTCGTCAGAAGAAGTTATTGTTCCTTATCGTTCTCCGATTGACGGTAAAATTCATCGTTATTTTCCTGATTTTATCGTAAAGATAAAAAACAAACAAGGTTTAATTGAAACAAAAATGATTGAGATTAAACCATATGCTCAAACTAAACCACCTGAGAAACAAAGTAATATAACAAGAAGATATCTTAATGAAGTAGCTACTTGGGGTAAAAACGATGCGAAATGGAAAGCTGCTGCTTCATATTGTTCTGATCGTAAATGGACTTTCCATGTATTAACCGAAAGAGAATTAGGACTTAACTTTTAATGGCATACATTTTTCAACAAATTGCTGATAATGCGACGATAAAATACTATTCAGAAAATCAAACAGAACAATCTTCACGTGAATGGTATCGTAATGCAGCATCAAATTTTAAAACAGTTAATACTGTTAGGTTGATGAATGATAAACAAAATATCGTAAGTAAACTTGATATCAATTCAATCGGAAAAATGTATATGTTTTTCTACGACCCAAAAATGAAAGCAACTCTTCCATATTATGACACATTTCCCTTAGTATTTCCAATAGATTTCAAAGAAAATGGTTTTTTAGGAATTAATCTTCATTATCTACCACCATATCTTCGTGCAAAGTTGATGGATAGTTTATACAACACCGTAAACAACACTAAATATGACAATAGTACAAAATTAAAAATTTCATATCAAATATTAAACAGTTCTTCGCAATTAAGTTACTTCAAACCTTGTTTAAAAATGTATCTTTGGGATCATGTCGTTGGAAGTAATTACCTTAACGTCGAAACGAAAAATTGGGATGCCGCTTTAATGTTACCGACTGAAAGATTTAAGAAAGCATCAAAAGAAACTGTGTTTAAAGATTCAGTAAGAGCAACAAGATAATGCCAGCATTCAATATATCAGAATTTAAATCTAACATATCAGAATATGGTATTTTACAGAACAATAAATTTTCTGTTTTTATTCCAATATCTCCGAATGTTTTAGTAAGCACATTTACAAATACATTAGATCCACTTTTTACTATTGATAGCATGAGAGCTTTACAGTTCCGTGCTGAAGCAGCTTCTGTTCCTGGATTTAGTTTACAAACTCAAGACGTACGTGTTCAGGGTACTGGCGTAAATCAAAAAATGCCGTTTAATGCATTGTTTCCAGATGTTAATGTTACGTTTCTTGCTGACAGTCGTGGAGATATTTACAAATATTTTTATTCTTGGTTTTCTAACATAATCGATTTTACTGGTTCTAGTTTTTCATTTTTTCCTTCTCCTTCTTATTCAATCGGTTATAAATCAGATTATATTACAGATATATCAATATTAGTTTATGATAATTTTGGTAATTTAACAAAACAAATTATCCTTTATGAAGCATATCCAGATTCTATTACCGAGATACCATTAGATTGGTCCGACAGAGATAGACCAATGAAATTTACTGTAAAATTTGCGTATACTCGTTGGGGAATATATGGAATAAACAATATTGTTGGCGGTATCGTATCGGCTGCATCGAATTTCTTTTCTTCTGGTTTAAGTAGTAGTATTTTTGGAGGCAACGGAGAACCAGTTGGAGGTTCTTTAGTAACACAAACTGGAGCTACTGGTTCTTTTGGATTTGCTGATGTTCCTAATGTTTCGTCAAATGGAACGAAAATACTTGGCACTGTATAATTATTAACAATTGGAGTATATCATGTTACCTAAAATTTCATTCCCTACTTTTACTATCGAAATACCTTCTACTAAGAAAAAAGAAATGTTTAGACCGTTTCTTGTAAAAGAAGAAAAAATTCTTCTTATGGCTAAACTTTCAGAAAAAGACGAAGATATTTTAACAGCCATCAAACAAATTGTAAACAACTGTGCAGTTGATGAATTATTCGATGTTGACAATTTATCAATTTTTGATTTAGAATATTTGTTTATTAAAATTCGTGCAGCTTCTGTTGAAGATATAGTAAAGGTAGCGTATAGGGATAATGAAGACAATAAAATTTATGATTTTGAAGTTAATCTTAATGATATTAAAATTAATTTTCCTGATAAAATAGAAAATAACATTAAAATTGGTGATGATACTGGAATTTTAATGAAATACCCCAATGCTTCTCTTTATGACGATAAAGAATTTTTAAATTCTGGTGACGATGCATTGTTTAATCTTATCATTAAATGTATTGATAAAATTTATGATGGCGAAGAAATGTATGATGTTAAAAGCTACAAAAAAGAAGATGTAGAAAATTTCTTAGAAAGTTTAGATGTTAAAACTTTTGAAAAAATTAAAAATTTTATGACCGACCAACCAAAAATGTCATATGATATCAAATATACTAATTCTAATGGCAAAGAAAGAACTATTAGTTTATCTTCGTTAACCGATTTTTTTACCTTACGCTGAGTCATAATACTCTACAAAATTATTATACTATGATATTTTCATTGGCCCAGCACCATAAATATTCTATAACTGAAATTGAAAATTTATTTCCTTTCGAAAGAGATGTGTATTATGAAATGATTATGGATTATCTCCAAGAAAAAGAAGAAAAGATGAAACAACAAAATGGCTAAATTTACGAACACTACAGCTGATGAAAATGCTCCTGATCCAGTAGCACCAACACCTGCGCCTGTTGTCCAGCCTTCCGTTGTTATCATAGACAATAATAATTCAACAAATAATAATTCGCAAAATCTACAAACCATGCAGTTAGCTACTGCACAAGCTCAATCACAGGCTTCTGTCGGTCTTGCGCAAACTTCTATTGATAAACAAATTATCGAAGAACAGTTAAGACAAGAAGAAGAGCATTGGGTAAAGGCATATTGGAGACCAGCAATGGGCTGGCTCTATATGATTATTTGTTTTATGGATTTCGTTGGATTTCCAATGGTAACAATATTTCTTCCAGTAATTTATAAAGGATTGGGAGTTCAATTTACATATACGCCATGGGTATCTTTAACATTATCCAATGGCGGTCTCATTCATCTTGCATTTGGTGGTATTCTTGGCGTTTCGGCATGGACAAGAGGACAAGAAAAATTAGCAAAAGTAGGTAGCAACTAATGGCAGGTACAATCGAACTCAGCGAAAAAGCATTTCAACAGATGCTTAAAAAAATTGAAGAACAAGGTGGTGGCGCATCACATCTTCAAGAAAAACTTGCTGAGTTGAAAGATGCAGGTATCGCGAATGCAATCGCTAATTCCCCAGCAACTAAACAGTCAAATAAAATGTTGGCACAAGCTATCAGCGATGCTGTAGTTTCTGGATTATCAAAAACTTTATCTAATGTCATAAAAGAAAACAATAATCAAGAAAAACTTGAAAGATTAATTACACAAGACAAAGAAGAAATCGATACTCTTAATTCTAGTGTCGGTAATCTTACTGGGCAAATTATTACATCAAATATGTTGTTGACAGACATTTATAATGTATTAAAATCACAAAATGATTCTTTTAGAAATTTATCAACTCAATTAAAACAAAATAATAATGGAATAGGAAGTGCTATTTTAAATGGCATAGGAACAGCATTAGAATATATTGGTTTAAAATCGCTAATTAGTAAATTAACGAAATCGGGTGAAAAGGTTGGACTTAAAGCTGGCGAAACAATTGTTGAAGATGTCGGAAAAACAGCATCTAAAGCTGCACAAGATGCTGCTAAAGTAACAGAAAAAGCTGGATTAAAAGCTGGTGAAAAAACTGCCGAAGAATTATTAAAAGCTGGCGAAACTGTAGCAAAAGATTCAGCAAAAATCGCGATTAACACTGAAAAAACTATCGGAAATAAAACTTATCGTTGGTTAGGTAATCAATGGGCAGAAGTTACTGAGTCTGGTAAAGCTGGTAGAATCGCACCAAAAGATGTAGCTGAACAATTATCAAAAGAATTTCAAGGAGCTGCTAAGACCGCAGAAGAAGTAGCAGCAGTAACTGAAAAAACTAATCTTTTAAGAAAAGTAGGTAAAGGTGCAGCTAGTGCTGTCGAAAGTGTTGGAAAAGTAGTTAAATTTATTTTTCCTGCAAGAACTGTCATAAAAGAAGCAGTTAAAGAATCTTTTATTAAAAGAGGCTGGAAAATGTTTGTTAAAAAAATACCAATTATTGGTCTTGCTGCTGCAGGTGTTTTCGCATTTATGAGATGGGCTGAGGGAGATACTCGTGGAGCTGCAGCAGAAATAGCTAGTGGCGCAACAGCAATGATTCCTGGAATTGGTACGGCTGCTAGTGTTGCTATTGATATTAATTTGATTATAAGAGATGTAGTTAAATCCGCCACAGCAAAAATGGATCCTCCATTAGGTCCTAATGGAGAAGGATTAGATCTTTTCGATTTATACGGCATTTATTCTGAAGAACAAATAAGAGAATTTCTATCAACTATATTAGAAGAAATTAAAATTTTTCTTACTACTGACCTTAATAGTAATTTTCCAAACTGGAAAAAGATGGATCAAGGTTTTTACGACGCCCAAAGAATAGATAGAGAAGGTGGCGGACGTGGATCTATTAATGATTATAACAATCAGAAAAAAGAAGATATGGCTGGTGTTTATGCAGCTGCTGGAATGGATTTACCGCCCGATCTACAAACTAAAGATAATACTCCAGCAGCATATAACAAATATACTGGAACAATTCGCAATGATGATTTCCGTAATCGTGGAGTTGGCGCTACTGATGCAACTGGTGGCACCAATATTACTGGAGGTGTTGGTGCTGGTACTTCAGTAAGAAAAGAAACACCATTTAAAACAGATAATGGTGGAATGATTCCAATCGGACAATACAAATCTTCCGTTAATAAAGTTATGAGTAAAGAAGTATACGAATATTTAAAATCTAAAGGACTTGATGATAATCATGCTATCGGTATGTTAGCAAATATCCAAGCTGAATCTAATTTCAACGCTGGTGCTGTTGGCGATAATGGAACATCTGGCGGTTTATTTCAACATCATGCTGGAAGATTTAAAAACATGGTTTCTGCTGCTGGACCAGATTGGCAGCATAATTGGAAAGGTCAAATTGATTATGCTCTTTCCGAACAAGATTCAAAAATGTTCTTAGGTATGAATTTCAAAACACCAGAAGAAGCATCTGCTTGGTTTACTTCTAAATGGGAAAGACCAAAAGATCCATCTGAAGCAACTAAAAGACTTGGTTTTGTTGATCAATTTAAAAAGATGTTTACTAGCAAAGATGCAACGAATGCGACCGCTCCACAAAAAAGTGGTTCGGTTATGAATCAATCTTCGGCTGCAGTTGAAAATGGTGGTAATAAAAATAGCTTCGGGGCTGCATTAAACAATAATGGTGGCGGAGGCTCGACACCTCCGCCAGTTGGGGGACAAGGATCCAATCAAAAAGTTGCTGATGCTAGCAAAGTTAATGGACCAGTCGGTGCTCACGAACATGACGTTAGAGATCTTCTAATGTCACAAGCTGCTTAATCAAGCACGAGCAGCTAACTTATTAAAGAACTCCAAACTATCATCATCGTCATCGTCAGCAGCCATAACTGG